CACATTGGTAGACGTGTCAGGCTTAGCTCCAGACGTAGCTACCGGGAGAGCTTGCACAGGTGCGACTCTTCAGAACGTAATCTTCGCTAATGTGGGTGTTGCCGTAGAGCTACAGTGGAAAGCGAATGCTAACGTTCTTATCTTTGATTTTCCTAGGAATTGGACTGAGCAGTACGATTTTAGTGCCTTTGGTATACCAAACAACGCGGGGGCTGGTAGGAATGGGGATATAGTAGCAGAGTCACAGGCTAATGCAGTAACCCCTCTAGTCGAAGGTGACACCTACACGTTTGTACTTACAGTTACTAAAACCTATGGCTAAACAAATAGATAAGAAAGCGATGGCTTGTAATAAGCCTAAACGAACCTCGGGCCACCCTAAGAAGTCTCATATAGTTAAGGCTTGTGAAGGTGGCAAAGAGAAAATCATTCGTTTTGGTGAGCAAGGCGCTAGTACTGCGGGTAAACCCAAGTCGGGAGAATCTGCTAAGATGAAGGCTAAGCGCAAGTCGTTTAAGTCTCGTCACGGCAAGAACATCGCTAAGGGTAAAATGAGCGCAGCCTACTGGGCTGATAAAGTTAAATGGTAGGAGAGTAACTATGTGGATTAAACCTTCATACGAAAATGTACGCCTTGGCTTTGAAATTACTATGTATTTTAAGACGCGGTAATGCCGAGTAAAAGCAAGGCGCAACATAAGTTAATGGCGGCAGTGGCAAATAATCCTAAGTTCGCCAAGAAAGCGGGTATCCCGCAAAGTGTAGGTAAAGATTTTACTAACGCGGATAAAGGAAAAACCTTTAAGGAGGGCGGTATGCCCAGCATGAAAAAAGATAAAAAAACTCTAAGAAATTTGAACGATGAGTCGTACCGTATCCGTAATAATACGGGTAGCAACGCGGCTGCCGAACGTCGTCGTGTAGACGGTGAACGAGCTTTTGAAAAACGCCAGATGAGTAAGATGAAGATGGGCGGTAAAGTTGAGTATAAGTCGGGCGGTATGGCGCAAGGATTCAATGCCCGACTAGACGATTCTATGGGTGCTAAGAACGGCAAGAAGTCTCAAAGCATGGCCTCTCGTCGTAATGAAAGCAAAGGAATGGAGAAGTCTAAGGGTAAAGGCGCGTACTCAGGCGATACTAAAATGATGGCTACCGGCGGTAAAGTACGCGGCGCAGGTATGGCTACTCAAGGCGTTCGCGCTTGTAAAATGCGATGATGAAATGTCGAGGCATGGGCAAGATGAAGCCCGTCGCGTTTAAGAAGGGCGGTACGGTCAAAGACGACTGTTACCGCAAAGTGAAGGCATCCTATAAAGTCTTCCCTTCTGCGTATGCCTCGGGTGCTATAGCAAAATGCCGAAAGAAGAAAGCCAGTGGCCGTTCGTAAGACTGAAAAGGGTAAATCCCTAAAACGCTGGTTTAAAGAGGACTGGAAAGACGTTCGCACAGGTAAAGACTGCGGGCGTAAGAAAGGGGAGAAACGGGGAACCCCGTACTGTAGGCCCACTAAAAAGGTCTCCAGTAAAACACCTAAGACCTCTGGTGAAATGACGGCAGCAGAAAAGAAGTCTCGTATAGCGCAGAAGAAACGCCTAGGGCAACCAGCAGGCAAACCTAGGCAAGTAGCATCGCTTAAAAGGAAGAAATAATGGCTACATCCGGTATTGCGACGTTTAACATGGACTTCACGGAAATTGCCGAGGAAGCGTGGGAACGTGCCGGTAGAGAAATGCGTTCCGGTTACGATTTTAGAACCGCCCGACGATCCATGAATTTGCTTACTATTGAGTGGCAGAACCGTGGCATAAACATGTGGACGATTGAAGAAGGGTTTATTAACCTCGTTAAAGGCCAATCGCAGTACCCGCTTCCTGTTGAGACTATAGACTTACTAGAGCAAGTAATTCGCACAGGGCAGGGCAGTCAGAACTTGCAGTCAGACTTAACTATATCGCGTATTAGTATGCCTACTTACGCGAGCATCCCTAACAAGTTAGCACAGGGCCGTCCTATACAAATCAATGTAGAGCGGTTAATTGCTCCAGTTATTAATCTTTGGCCCGTTCCCGATCAAGGTACTGCGGCTGCCCCCTTCTATGTGTTGAGATACTGGCGTATGCGCCGTATAGAAAATGCTGGGGATGGCGTTAACGAAGCGGATGTTAACTTTCGGTTCTTGCCTTGCCTAGTTGCAGGGCTTGCGTATTACATAGCTTCTAAAGACCCAGACTTAATGCCAAGGATTCCTATGCTACAGGCGGAGTATGAGCGTCAATTTGAGCTTGCGGCTGGGGAAGACAGAGAGAAAGCAACAATTCGACTGGTGCCTAGACTAAGTGGCTACTAGGAGTAGGGTATGAGTAATAGGTTTGCCTCAAGTAGAAATGCCCTTGCCATATGCGACGTATGTGGGTTTGAGTACCGGCTAAGGCAACTAAAGAATCTTGTAGTAAAGGGCATTGAAACGCAAGTTAAAGCGTGCCCTGAGTGTTGGAATCCCGGGCAACCTCAACTTATGTTGGGCACGTTTCCGGTAGATGACCCGCAAGCAATAAGGAACCCGCGACCGGATCAGAGTATAGTACCCGCAGGTAACTTTAGTAGTATTAATATTCAGTGGGGTTGGGACCCAGTAGGACTAAATGATCCATTTAACCTAACGCCCGACACTTTGGAAGGTATAGGTGCCGTAGGCCAAGTCACGGTAACTACTAGCTAGGAGATTAAAATGAAAAGTAAATCCAGATCAAACGTAAAGACCCCTAAGATAATTGAGTTCCCTAACGTGCCTACAGTGTACACAACGGACCTTAACGGCCTTGATGCACCACCTGCTAACTTAAAGACTACGGGTATAAAAGTACGGGGTACAGGCGCAGCTACTAAAGGGCTTCTTGCTCGCGGACCGATGGCCTAGAGGGTTAGCTGGTGAACTATACTGAGCTGAAGTTAAACATTCAGGACATTTGTGAGCAGACGTTTACAGATCAACAGCTTGCTATGTTTACGGAACAGGCAGAACAGTTTATCTACAATACTGTTCAGATACCTGCGCTACGTAGGAACCAAACAGGCTTCTTAACGCAAGACGATCCTTACTTGATATACCCAACAGATTTCTTATACACGTTCTCGCTCGCCGTTATTGACGCTGCCGGAAACTATGAGTACTTGTTAAACAAAGATGTTAACTTCGTGCGGCAGGCGTATCCAAACCCGACTAGCACAGGAAAGCCTAAGCATTATGGGGTGTTTGATGACACTGCATTTATAGTAGGGCCAACACCTGATATAACCTATAGCGTCGAATTACATTATGGGTACTACCCTGAAACTATTGTCACGGCAGGTACTACATGGCTGGGAGATGAGTTCGATAGCGCCTTACTTAACGGCGCACTTGTTCAGGCTATTCGCTTTATAAAAGGTGAACCGGATATGGTTGCGTTATATGAAAAAATGTTTAGCCAATCGTTAGTACTGCTCCGCAACCTTGGAGATGGTAAGATGCGAGAAGACATGTACCGTTCTGGACAAGTAAGATTTCGAGCATCTTAATAAATTAAAAACGGGCGTTAGGCCCCAGAGGAAACACAAATGGCTATTTCACAAGCTATGGCTACATCGTTCAAAGTTCAAATCCTTGGTGGGGACTTTGATTTTAGTTCAGGTACTTCGCAGACATTTTACTGTGCTCTGTATACTAGCTCTGCCACATTAAGTGCAACTACTACTGCGTATAGTGCGTCTAATGAAGTTTCTGGCACAGGATATACAGCAGCAGGTAACGCGATGACAATAACGCAAGTACCTACATCTACAGGTACAACTGCATGGCTAGACTTTAATAATGTTACTTGGGCGAACTCTACTATTACTGCTCGTGGGGCGCTTCTTTACTTAAAGAATGGTAGCTCAAATCCTGCGATTGCGGTTCTGGATTTCGGAGCAGATAAAACCGCCACTGCGGGCGACTTTACTATTGTTATGCCCGGAGCCGACTCTAGCAACGCGATTATTCGGATTGCCTAGTAAGTGGCTGACGGTTGGGGTCGTAACACTTGGAGTTCAGGCTCTTGGGGTGAGGGTGTTGATGTAACCGTCCGTTTGGGCGGTTGGGGTCGCGGTGCGTGGGGTAGAGGCAGTTGGGGAGAATCCCTAGGTCTTGAAGCTATTGGACAAGTTGGCAATGCTAATGTACAAGGTGGCGCTCTTGTTAGCGTTACAGGCGTTGTAGGTACAACAGCTCTTGGTAATGTAGTCGTAACAGGTGACTCGGATAACGTTGCCGTATTGGGTAATGCTGCAACAGGGGTTTTAGGGACCGTAACAGTACAGGCAAAGGCAACTGCCTCAGTAACCGGGGTTCAAGCTACCGGACAAGTTGGCAACGCCAACGTTCAACAAGGGGGAGGTGTTCTACCAACAGGTGTTGTAGGCACTACTCAGTTAGGTGTAGTAGCAGTAACCGCTAAAGGCAATGTTTCCGTCACGGGCATACAAGCTACAAGCGCGTTAGGAAACGTAGTTGTTGATCTACAGCAGAATGTTAACGTCACAGGAGTTGCTGCTACAGGTCAACTAGGTACAGTAGGGGTTAGCGGCGCTGCACTTGTTAATATTACAGGGGTGCAAGCTACAGGACAGGTAGGGCAAGTATGGGTCTGGAATGAAATAGTTCCGGGCGGCGATCCTAGATGGACGGAGATAATAGCAGCATGATTACAGTAAACGAAGCAAAAACAACCGGCGATATAATTCACCCTAAACATGTGGTTGCAGTGATATGCAGGAGTTGTGGGTATGATCTTGACGAGGCAGAGGTTAACGCTGATACTTGTTCAAGTTGCGGGGAAACCTTAGAATTACGTCAGAATACAACTATTTATGCTACTACGCTACCCGCTGCCTCTGGCAGCACACTAGTATAAGTACTGGAGAAACCAAATGGCTACTTTTGTAAATAATTTAAGACTCAAAGAAATTACCACAGGTGATGAGGATGGCACTTGGGGAACCAGTACCAACACTAACCTTGAGCTTATCACTGACGGTTTTAGTCTTGGCACTAAGCAGATGTCTGGTGATGCCAATCAAACCTTTACTATGCCTGACGGTACAGCAGACGCTACTCGCGGGTTTTATTTAAAGATTACCTCAGCAGCTTCTCTTACGGCTACACGCGAGGTA